TGTCGGGGGTCGGTGGGTTCCCGAAGCACGACCGTTCAACGATCTACGCGGTGGCTTCGGCGGTCGGGTTGTCGCAGCTCCAAGCTGATCTGGAGCGAGCCGTCGGTCAGATCATCCGGCTCCCCGACGAACACGGCTGGACACCGCACCTGACCCTGGGTACATCCCCGATGGTCCCGAACCCGGAGTTGATCGACGACATCCCCGGGTGGCCCGCCGAGTCGATCGCCATCGTCGTTGGCGATGGTGTTGTGGCTGATGTCCCCCTGCAGGGGGAGATCCCCGGCGCTCTGTCCCCGTGGGACAACGCCGAGCACATGGCCGACGCCGCGCCATCGGCGATAAAGGTCGCGTGCAGCTCCCCGGCGAAGCAGATCATCTACTACCTGGTAAGCGAGCCCGGCGTGTCCGACGCCCATGGGCACAGCATGTCTCCAGAGCAGATCGAGGATGCACTGCACGGGTACATGGCGAACAGCCGCGAGCTGAAGCTGGAGCACCAGAAGCCGATCACCGGGCGGGCCGTGATCGTCGAAGGGTTCATCGCTCCAATGACCCTGACCCAGTTCCACGGCGTTCTGCCTCCCGACGGGCCGATCAAAGAGGGAAGCTCTATCGTCGGTGTCCACTACGAAGACACGGACCTGTGGAACATGCTCAGCGCCGAGGAACATGGGATTTCATGGGGCGGCTACGCTTCAAGGATGGAACGATGACAGTCCAGACCGAAAAGACCGTCGACCAGCTCACGACGCGAGATGTCGCAGAACGTGCCGGGGTCCAGGTCCCGACGTTGCTCAAGTGGGTCCGTGAAGGACTGTTGCGCCCGAGGTGCACGGGGAGCGGGACGCAGCGACGGATCCAGTGGACCGAGGCGTCCGCGGCGGACGCAAAAGAGATGGCCGACAAGGGTGGACGGGCTGGGGTGTCAGAGCTGGTCGATGAGCTGGCCCCGGCGGGTATGATTCAACACTTGACCCGCGCCAGGGCAATGCGCGAGTCGCTGCCCGACGGGCATGTGATAGTCGTGGGAGACCGTGGTCCACGGCAATTCCGCGACGACACCATACTTCGAGCCGTGCTCAGGACCGTCTCGTCGCCACGCGGGATCATGCTGGTCATCCCGTAGGCTGTCGGAAAAAAAACGAAAAAAATCGGCTGTAGTTTCGCAATCATGCGCAGTTTTGCGCCGATTGTTTAATTGACAGTTAAACGCCTGTAAGTCTTGATATTGGTACAGCATGGCAACCTGGCTCGAAAACGTAAACGTCCTGGAACTGTCTGCGGTCAGGCATCCCGCGAACCGTAAGCGCAAATTGTTCCAGAAGTCCAAGAGTCAAACATCGACGGAGGAAACGATGGTCACCGAGCAGCAGCTGAGCGAGTACCTCGAAAAGTCCGCACTGCCCGCCGAGGTTCAGAAGTTCGTGAAGTCGGCGATCGAGGCGCTGGGCAAGTCCAAGGGCGGCATGTCAGAGGAGATGTTCTCCAAGGCGTCGAAAGCCCTGGCCGACGTGCTCGGGTTCGGCGGGAAGCCGGACGAGACCGCCAAGGTGCAGAAGGCGCTCGAGGACGCCGAGGCCAAGCGAACCTCCCTCATCGAGATCGTGAAGTCGGCCGTCGCGAGCCTCCAGGCTCCGACCCCTCTGGTCAACGATGCGGTCAATGCCCTGGCCGAGCTGGCCGGCGTGACCCCGGTGGTCAAGCAGGTCGAGGGGCTGACCCCCGAGCTGAAGGCCCAGTGGACGGAGCTGCAGAAGACCGCCGATGCCAATCGGGCCGAGCTGGAGAAGCTGCAGAAGTCGATCGACGCGGACCGGGAGGACATGGCCCTGCGCGAGACCTTCACCAAGGCCCAGCTGGAGCTGTCCCATGTGCCCCTCGCCACCGACGAGCTCGCCGGGCTGATCCGCATGGTGCAGAAGTCCGACGCCAAGGCGGGCGAGACCCTGCTCACCCTCCTGAGGTCAGTAGACGAGCTCGTGGCAAAGAGCGACCTGATGCATGACCTGGGCGGGAGCGGGCGACTGCCCGTGGGGCCACGGGCAGCGTTGTCCAAGATCGCCGCTGCGGCGAAGTCTCTGACCGAGAAGTCCGCGACGGAGATGACCCCAGAGCAGGCGATGACCAAGGCGCTGGAGCTGAACCCGGGTCTGTACGACGAGTACATGCGCGCGATGAGCGCCTGACATCAAACCCCGTGGGCGCGATGAGCGCCGTGACAGGAGCTGATCATGGGAGCGAGAATCGAGCAGGAAATGGCCTTCGGCAGCCTCGTCGCGGCAGCCGATCTGTCGACCAAGAAGCACTACTTGGTCAAGGTAACGGCGGCGAACACCGCCAATCTGTGTGGAGCCGGCGAGTGCGTGGCCGGCGTGTTGATGAACGATCCGGCGAGCGGTGAGCCGTGCAAGGTGTCGGTCGGCGTGGTCTGCCCTGTCGTGGCTGGTGGCGTGGTCGCGGCCGGTGCGGCCCTGTCGTCCGACGCCTCTGGTCGTGCCGTGACCGCGACGGTAGGCACCTACATCTTCGCCATCGCACTGGAGGCCGCAGGAGCTGCCGGCCGTGAGTTCGCCGCGCTGATGGTTCCGCAGCAGGCATCCTACTCGGCCGACGTCTCGGCCGTGTCCGTGGGAATCGCCGCTGCCAAGACCATCACGGTCGACCACATGGTGTGTCTCGACGCCGACGGGTATCTCGTCGACGCCGCGGACGCGACCGCCGTCAGCTTCTGGGGCTTCGCCCTGGAGACGGTGGACAACTCGGGCGGTGCCGACGGAGCCGAGGTCGCCCTCATTCGTCGAATCGGGCTGGTCGAGCTGACGGGGGCCGGGCTGGTCGACACCGACGTGGGCAAGGAGTGTTGGGTCACCAACGCTACCACCATCACCACAACCCCAGGCAACGTCCTGGTGGGCATCATCGAGTCCATCGCGAGCGCCACAGAGCCGACGGTCAGGATCAAGCCCCTGCCGATCGTTGGCCAGCGGACCGACCGCCAGCATGTGATCAGCTTCAGCGCCGCCGGCGCGACCCTCGACGGAACCACGGCCTTCACCGATCGCGAGTTCAAGCGGAAGTACATCCCGCTGAGCATGATGATCGACGCGGGCGTGGCCCCGGCTGGAGCGTCGGTGCTCACGGCAACGCTGACCGACGCCACGAATACCTACATCGCCACGATCACGGGGGCTGCGGTGCACGGCGAGAATAAGACCCCGGCGCCCCTGGCAGCGTCGCTCAAGGCGAATTTCGACACCGACCTTACGCTCGCCGACACGGGCGCCACGACGGCCGACGTCTCGGGCGAGATCTTGGTCGAGGACCTGTAGCCAGGCTGCCCCCTCGGGGGCTTGATCGAAGCCCCGCCGGAGAGCGGGGGCAGAAGGAGATACGAAGATGCCAAGCCCCGGTGACATGCACGTCAACGCACCGCTCACCAATATTTCGGTGGCCCACCTGCAGAAGCTAGACAAATTCGTTACAGCACAGGTGTTCCCGCTGGTGCCTGTCCAGAAGCAGTCCGACCGGTATTTCACATACGACAAGGGAGACCTGCTCCGAACCGAGGCCGAGCGTCGAGCCCCGGCGACCGAGTCGGCGGGCGTGGACTACGACATCGACAACACGCCGACGTACAGCTGCGACAAGTACGCGCTGCACATCGACGTGGACGAGGACCAGGTGTCCAACGCCGACGCCCCGCTCAGCCCGATGCGCGACGCGGCCCGCATCCTGACGCAGAAGCTGCTGATCAAGCGCGATCTGCTCTTCGCGGCGAGCTACTTCGTGCCCGGCGTGTGGGACACGGATTGGGACGGCGTGGCAGGTGCCCCAGGTGTGAACGAGTTCAAACGGTGGGACGTGGCGGACAGCCACCCACTCGTCGATGTCGATAACGCCAAAGAGGCAATGGCGGCGAGCTGTGGTGAGGAATCCAACATCATGGTCATGGGAAAGGCGGTGTTCAACGTTGTCAAGAACCACGCCGACATCATCGACCGGATCAAGTACACCCAGCGCGACGTGGTCACCCCCGAGCTGCTCGCGGCCCTGTTCGGCGTGGACAAGGTGATCGTCCCCGGCGGGATCTACAACTCGTCGGTGAAGGGGCAGACGGCGTCGCTCGCTCGAATCTTCGGGAAGCACTGCCTTCTGGCCTTCAAGCAGCCCAACCCCGCGCTGATGGCCCCCTCGGCTGGCTACGTGTTCAGCTGGGCCGGCCTGCTCGGCGCTGGCAACGAGGGGTTGCGGACCAAGACGATCCCGGTGCCTTTGAGGAACGCGACTCGCGTCGAGAACGAGATGGCGTACGACATGAAGGTCGTCGCAAGCGACTGCGGCGCGTTCCTCGAGACCTGCGTTGCGTAAGCTGCTGTCATGGTGAGGCTCGTCGATGACTTGGACGTACAGCGGGAATCCCGGGGCGAGTGACCGAGACGCTGTGCGTTTCGCTATCGGCGACACGGACACCAACGACCAGCAACTGACCAACGAAGAGATTGCATACCTCCTGACTGTAGCTGGCAGCGTCGTGGCTGCCAGCTGCAGCGCCATCCGAAAACTGATTGCCAAGTACGTCCGACTCGTCGACCAGACGACCGGCCAGATCTCGATCACGTACTCCCAGCGGGCCAGTCAATACCGCGCTCTGCTGTCCGACATCCAGGATGACGGCCCCGTCGCTGCCTATGCCGGCGGCATCTCCATCAGCGACAAGGAGAGCGTCGAGAGCGACACCGATCGCGACCCACCAGCGTTCCATCGGGGGCTGACTGATAATCCAGGAAGCAAGTACAGCCTGACGGGGAAGGACTGATCGTGGGTCGCACGACGGACAAGGACCTCGGCCGGAAGGCACTCCTGATCCATTTGTCCCAGGCTCGCCACGCGTACGCCGACGTGGGCCTGTTCGAGGGGGAGGGCCACGAGGGGACTGAGCTATCTCTCGCCGAAATTGGAGCAGTGCATGAGTTCGGGACGCGCGACGGACGCATCCCTGAGCGGTCATGGCTGCGCAGGAATCACGACGAGCACCATGTGCGCTACGCCAAGATGCTCGACGCCGCGTTCAGTAAGATCTTGACCGGCGCGACAGATGTCGTCTCCGCTCTGACCGCATTCGCCGAGAAGGTGGCGTCGGATGCTCGACGGACCTTGACGCAGGTCCGCGAGCCACCGCTCGCTGCCTCGACGATCAGGGCCAAGGGCGGAAAGACCAATCCGCTGATCGACACCGGGGCTCTGCGGGCGGGCATCCGTGGCCGGGTGACCCTCGCTGGCCGGAAGGTATCCGACTGATGCAGACCCCCCCGGGCATGTTCACCGGCATGACGGCCCTGCGGTCCGCCGCAGGAGTCTACACGTCTGGGAAGTGGGTTCCGGGCGCGGAATCCACGATCGACCTCGTCGGAAGCGCCCAGCCGGCGACACCGAACGAGCTTCTACAGCTCCCAGAGGGCGACCGGACGAGGGCAACCATCGCCGTTTGGACCAACACGGCCCTGTACACCGCCAATGAGGGTACGGCGACCCCGCCTGACCGGATTGTCTGGGCTGGAGAGCAGTGGGAGGTGCAGAAGGTCAATCAGTGGGACCTCGGGCTTGCCCACTGCCACGTCCTTGCGACGAGGGTTGAGCGATGATCACCAAGGCGACCATCGAGGCCGCTGCGCGGGCGTGGGTTCTCGCATCGTCTGGGCTCGCCACAGGGAAGGTGATCTTTGCCAACCAGGATGGCCCGCGACCGGCTCCGCCGTACATGACGGTGCAAGTTATGGGCCCAAGGTCCGTCGGCATGGAGGACCCACGGGCGATCAGCTCCCTCGGCGTGCAGACGATCTACGGCGACAGGGAGGTCTCGGTCAGCGTTCAGGCATTCGGGACTGGCGCTGTGGACCTGGCCCGGTCGTCCGCGCAGGCACTGGCAACCGAGACCACGCGGGCGCAGCTCATCGCGGCGGGTTGCGGCCCGAGAGGGGCCGGGGTCCCCGAGGTGAAGGACTTGACCGGGCTCCTCGAAACGAGAAGCGAGGAGCGGGCACAGTTCGACGCGACCCTCGCGTTCACCGACACGTACACCGACAACGTTGGGCTCATCGAACACATCATCGGCGAGGGTACTTTCAGGAACCCGCCGCATGACGACATCGTCGTGCCGTTCGCGGCAGACAAGAGTTAGGAGGGCTTCATGTCCCTGAATGATCTGATCAACGTCACCATCAGCCGCGAAACAACGTCGGTGACGCGCCTCGGGTTCGGCTACGGGCTGATCCTTGGCGTGCACTGCAAGACGCAGAACCGCGTCGACTGGTACACGAAGAGCAGTTGGTCGACTGCGATGCTGGCCGACGGGTATCTGTCGACCGACGCGATCTACCTCGCCGTTCAGGCGTATTTCGCGCAGTCGCCGTGCCCAACCAAGGTCGCTGTGGGTCGAGTGCAGTCCGACCAGATCACGGTCTCCATCGACACCGTGACCGACCTCGCCGAGTACGGGATCACGATCAAGTGCGGAACGGCGGGAACTGCCCACAAGTACACGGCCGATGGAACGGCGACCCAAACCGAGATCGCCGACGGGCTCGTGGCGCTGATCAACGCCGGGGCCGAGGCAGCGTTTGTCACGGCGAGTAACGTTGGAAACGATGTCAGGATCGTGCTCGATGGGGCAACTCCGATGGTGATCACCCTCGCCGAGGGTGCAACGCTGATGACGATCGGAGACCCTGCAGGAACCATCGAGGACCTTGACACGGCGCTGGCTGCGATCGTGCTCGACGACAACGACTGGTATGCCATCGCTCCAGTCTCCAGAACCGCCGCCCAGCAGCTCCTCGCAGCCGCCTGGGTCGAGTCCAACGACAAGCTGATGATCATCGCGTCGGCGGACGCCAACATCGTCAATCAGACGGCGGGCGCTGATGCGACGAGCATCGCCCATTCGATCGCGGCGGCGAGCTACGTCCGATCGGCGGTGATCTACAACGCGCTGGCTGCGTCGAGCTACCCGGACGCAGCGTGGCTGGGGCGCTGTCTGCCGAAGAACGCCGGAAGCATCACCTGGGCGTTCAAGACCCTGACGGGGATCACCGCCGACAGCCTCACGGCGACACAACGAACCAACGCGCTGGCGAAGTACGCCAACGTGTACGAGACCGTCGCGGGCGTCTCGATCACGCAGATGGGGACGACGGGCGGGAACGAGTACATCGACATCACGCGCGGCATCGACTCGTTGCGCGCCGAGATGCAGGAGAACATCTACGCCCGGCTGGTCAACCAGGACAAGATCCCCTTCACCGACAAGGGGATCGCGTCGATCGAGGCACTGGTCCGGAAGTCCCTGGAGG